GCGTAACGATGACGTTGCACTACAGTTCCTGCAACGAGTTCGCAGGCTTTCTGCTGTTGACACATATCTGTCGAGCTTTGTCGATGGCATAGCCACTCATACAAAGCATGACGGAATGCTGCACGTGAAGCTGCTGCAACACAGGACTGCAACTGGTCGTCTGTCAGGTGCCGATCCCAACATGCAGAACATGCCGAGAGGCAACACGTTTCCTGTGAAGCGTGTGTTCGTGTCCCGATGGGAAGGTGGCAAGATCATGGAAGCTGACATGGCGCAGCTTGAGTTTCGTGTTGCTGCATTCCTATCGCAGGATGAGGTAGCCATACAGGAAGTGAAGACAGGGTTCGATGTGCATAGCTACACTGCCAAGATCATCAGTGATGCAGGCCAGCCTACGTCACGACAGGAAGCTAAGGCACATACCTTTGCTCCTCTGTATGGTGCCAGTGGCTATGGCAGGACACCTGCCGAAGCTTCATACTACCAGCAGTTCACTCAGAAATACTCGGGCATTGCCGCATGGCATGAGCGACTAGCGAAAGAGGTGCTGAACACAGGTAAGGTTCGCATTCCGTCAGGGCGTGAGTTTGCATTTCCCAATGTGCAGCGTAAACGCAATGGCGGTGTGACGTTCTTTACTCAGATCAAGAACTATCCAGTGCAGGCATTTGCTACGGCTGACATCGTGCCGTTGTGCCTGCTCTACATCGACCGCTTACTTGAGATGAACAAGATGCAAAGCTGCATCGTCAACACTGTGCATGACAGTATCGTGATTGACGTGCATCCAGATGAGGAGCAGAAAGTTATGAAGGTCATTGACACGGCCAACAACAATCTGCTAAAGCTTGTGAACAAGAAGTGGATGCTTGACTTCAATGTGCCGTTGTTGCTTGAAGCAAAGATAGGCGACAACTGGCTTGACACTAAAAGCGTAGCGTGATATAACTACCATCCCTCAAACATAGGAGACTGATATGAACCAACTCGCAACTATCGACACGAACAACTTCGCCGCTATGGCTAAGGCTATGGGCATGTCTTCCGAGCTTAACCAGAAGCAGAAGACCAGCGCCCTTGCCCGTATGCGTATCTCTCACAACGCAGTGATGGGTGAGACGGAAGTGAAAGGCAAGCGTGTCAAAGTCGAGACTGTCCCTGCTGGCATGTTCAAACTTGAGCAAGCTGATGGCAGTGTCGTCTATGCGGAACGTGCAGTTGTTCGTCCTTACATGCAACGCTACATGCACAAGCGTTTCATCATGGGCACCAACAATGCACCGAGCCGTTACGTCAAGACTGTCATGGGTGACAACCTGAACATTGACCTCAAGGACAATGATGGTGGCTTCAACTGTGGCAAGCCGAGTGGCTACATCCAAGACTTCAAGGCACTGCCCGAGAACATGAAAGACCTACTCCGTCAGATCAAGCGTGTTCGGGTTATCTTTGGAACTGTCGAACTGCAAGGTGCAGTGGATGAGCAGGGCAATGAGGTGACGCTTGAGGCTACGCCTTTTATCTGGGAGATCGACAACAAGGATGCCTTCAAGCTTGTCGGCGATATCTTTATGAAGCTTGGCAAGATGCGTCGTCTGCCTGTGCAGCATCGTATCGTGTTCGGCACGGAAGGTCGTAGCCTGCCCAATGGCAGCACGTTCTATCTGCCTACCGCTGAACTCGACATGACTAAGGCACTGGAGATTGATGGCGATACTCAGGAAACGCTGGCTAACTTTCTTGGCTGGGTGTCCAACTACAACGAGTACATCATCAATGCATGGGATGAGAACGCTCACAAGTCTGAGAAGGTGGATGCGAAACTTGTCGAAGAGTTCGTTGACGTTGACGCAGATGAGATTCCGTTCTGATGAAACATCCTTCTGAACTGGCAATCCATCAGTATCTGGAAAACGCAGCAAACGGAAAGGCCACTATCTCTGAGGCCACCATCGAACGTGTTGCGAAAGACGTTGCAGATGCTGTTCGTCGTCAGTTCGGCGGTGGACGGGGCAGTGATGCATTCAAGTTGCGTATGTCGAATATCGGCAGACCTTCTTGCCAACTCTGGTTTGAAAAGAACAAGCCGGAAGCATCACTGCCCAAGCCCAACACGTTTGTGATGAACATGATGTTGGGTGACATCGTTGAAGCAGTATTCAAGGGGGTGCTGGTTGAAGCTGGCATCCCCTTTGGGGAAGCACAACATGTAACACTGAAAGTCAATGACACTGAGATCAACGGAACGTATGACCTCACGATGAATGACGCAGTGGACGATGTTAAGTCCGCCTCTGACTGGTCGTATCGTAACAAGTTCGAGTCGTATGAAACACTCGCAGATGGCGATTCATTCGGCTACGTAGGGCAGCTTGCAGGCTACGCTAAGGCTGCAGGCAAACGTGCTGGTGGCTGGTGGGTAATCAACAAGGCCAATGGCAGCTTCAAGTATGTGCCTGCTGATGGGCTTGACGTTGACACGGAACTGAACAAGATCGCTGACACTGTGCAGACAGTGCAGGACAATACGTTTGAGCGTTGCTTTGCACCCGAGCCTGAGACATTCAGGGGTAAGGCTACAGGCAACATGGTGCTCAACAAGATGTGTTCGTTCTGTGACTACCGCTTTGCCTGCTGGCCTACGCTACAAGAGTTGCCGCAACAGGTATCACAAGCACGTGATCCGAAGACTGTTGCGTATGTTAAACTGAAAGGAGAAGACGATGCTGGGTGATGATGAAATCAGTGAGATGCAAGAGCACATCGACAAGCTGCAGAAGGAACTTGACGAGAAGAAGAGGACACTCAATGCAAAGAAGTTGGGTGGCCTGTATGCCGCTGTAGAGGCACGTAAGAAAGCAGATGCAGCTATCGTCGAAGAGCTTAAGAAGCTCGGCTATCGCAGTTATCCTTGGCTGTAATGGATAGCAAACAGTTCAAGGCTGCACAGAAGTATGGCTATAGGAGCGGGCTAGAGATCACTGTCAAAGATTACCTAAGCGAAAACAAAGTAGCGTTTCGTTATGAGGCAATCAAGATCGAGTGGGAAGACCTCATGTACCGCACCTATACGCCAGACTTCATCATGCACAACGGCATTATCATCGAAGTCAAAGGTAGGTTCACTGCGGATGACAGACGCAAGCATCTTGAAATCAAGAAGCAGCACCCTACATTGGACATACGCTTTGTGTTCGAGAGCAGCAAGCGCAAGCTAAGTAAAGGAAGCAAGACGACATATGCACAGTGGTGCGAGAAGCACAAGTTCATGTACCATGATCGCATTGTCCCGCTGGATTGGATTAAAGAGAAGGGCACTGACAATCACGCCAAACTTATCCATCTCCCATACGAGAAAATAAAAAGGAGTTAGCATGAGTGAAGAAGAAGATTCGATATTCCACCCCAACGACATTATCATTCGTCTGTCTCCAGAAGTAGGGTCGGATGGACGATGGGAAGGTGGAGTACACGTTGGCCTTCTTGTGCAGGAAGAAACTCAACTGAACAAAGATGACGTTGAGGCACTGTCATGGCTAGCTACTCTTACAGTTGCGGCCTTGCCATTGATGGAAGATAATGATAGGTTCCGCGAACTGCTTCACAAGTATGCAGAAACTATCTACGACAATACAGAGAAACCGCTGATCGAAAAGGTCACGGACAACGTAATCAAAGTAAACTTCAAAGGAGACTGACATGTACGATCCCGTCAACAAACCCGAGCACTACAACATGGGCAGCATCGAATGCATTGACTACATTCGTCAGGTGCTCGGGCTTGAAGGGTACATTGCGTACTGCAGGGGCAATGCCATCAAGTATCAGCATCGCGCTGAGTACAAGGGCAAGTATCTTGAGGATATGCGTAAGCACAACTGGTATAGCCAGAAGGCTATTGAAGCTATTGAGGAGTTAAATGCTAGTAAAAATTCTACTAACACTTGAACTAGACGAAGACGACTATCCTATTCCCGTAGATGGCAATGTCGATGACGAGATTGCAGAAGCACTACGGGAATTTGTATATGATATCGACGGCATGACCATCAGGAACATCAAGATCGTATCGGAGGAAAAATGAACAACTATCTACCTACCGACTATCAGTCCTTCATTCATGCTTCGCGTTATGCCCGTTGGATTGAGGGCGAGAACAGACGTGAAAGCTGGGCTGAAACTGTTAGTCGGTTCACATCAAATGTCGTTGCTAACAAAATCAACGATGATTCTGTCATCAAAGTTATCCAGAATGCCATCCTCAATCTGGATGTGATGCCTTCCATGCGGGCTATGATGACCGCTGGGCCTGCTATGGATCGTGACAACACATGTGCCTACAACTGTAGCTACCTAACCATAGATGATCCGAAGTCTTTCGATGAGGCTATGTTCATCCTTCTGTGCGGCACTGGTGTCGGGTTCAGTGTCGAGCGGCAGTATGTCAACAAGCTTCCTGACATCCCTCAACTGTTCGACAGTGAGACTATCGTCGTCGTCAAGGACAGTAAGGAAGGATGGGCTAAGGCTCTGCGTCAAATGATTGCGCTCCTGTACAGTGGTGAGATTCCGAAATGGGATGTTAGCCGTGTTCGTGCTGCTGGTGCCAAGCTGAAAACATTTGGTGGTCGTGCCAGTGGTCCTGCTCCACTTGTCGAACTGTTCAAGTTCATCATCAACAAGTTCAAAGGGGCACAGGGTCGCAAGCTTACATCGCTTGAGTGCCATGATATCATGTGCAAGATCGGTGAGGTTGTAGTCGTCGGTGGTGTTCGTCGCAGTGCCATGATTAGTCTGTCCAATCTTAGCGATGATCGTATGCGCTACGCTAAGTCTGGCAACTGGTATGAGACTGAGCCTCAACGGGCACTGGCAAACAACTCTGCTGCCTACACTGAGAAGCCTGACTCGGTTGCTTTCCTACGTGAGTGGATGGCACTGGTCGAGTCTGGCAGTGGTGAGCGTGGCATCTTCAATAGGCAGGCTAGTGCTAAGCAGGCTACACGGAATGGCAGGCGTGATCCTAATCACGAATGGGGAACCAACCCGTGTAGTGAGATCATTCTACGTCCGTATCAGTTCTGCAACTTGACGGAAGTAGTTGTTCGTGCTACAGATAACCTTACGTCACTTATGCGTAAGGTTGAGATTGCTACTATTCTTGGCACGATCCAATCTACCTATACGAACTTCCCCTACCTGCGTAAGGTATGGCAGAAGAACACAGAAGACGAGCGCCTGTTGGGAGTGAGCCTTACAGGCATCATGGACAACCCTTTGCTGACTCTCGCCAATGGGGGTCTAGCAGATACTCTGGAGACGCTACGAGATGTCGCAATTAATACTAATCGTGAGTGGGCTGATCGTCTTGGCATCAATCATTCTAGCGCCATTACGTGCGTTAAGCCAAGCGGAACTGTCTCGCAACTGGTCGATAGTGCTAGCGGTATACACGCTCGTCACAGTCATTACTATATTCGCACTGTTCGGGCTGATAATAAAGACCCTATAACTGCCTTCCTTAAGGATCAGGGTGTACCGAATGAGCCTGATGTCATGCGGCCTACCAACACGACTGTCTTTAGTTTTCCTGTCAAGGCACCCTATGGTGCTGTTGTTACGCAGGATGTGAAGGCTATTGATCAGCTTAAGACATGGCTCATGTACCAGCGTCACTGGTGTGAGCATAAGCCGTCAGTCACGATCAACGTGCGAAAGGATGAATGGTTTGAGGTTGGTGCCTTCGTGTACGAACACTTCGACGAAATGTCAGGTGTATCGTTCCTGCCGTACAACGAACACATCTATCAGCAAGCGCCGTATCAGGAGATGACAAAGCACGACTACGATGTGATGATGTCTATCATGCCGGATAAACTTGATTGGTCTAAACTGTCTGAGTATGAGACAGAAGATACGACTAAATCAAGCCAGACATTTGCCTGCACTGGCGATGTCTGTGAGGTAGTTGATCTGACGTAACTTTGGTTGCCCCTTTTCCATTAAATTCGGAAAGGGGGCACTAAAATTAAGGAGCATGATATGGATACTCAGTATGCTGCGGCGATCGCACTGGATATTCTCCGCAATGGGATGCACCTTCCTATTGTAAATGGAAAAGTAAACAGAGATAATATAGAAGAGGAACTAGTGATGGGCATCCTAAGCAAAGAACTGGAACCTATGGATCAAGAGTTCGTCAACCTCATCATCGAGTCACTGGAAGACTTGGTACGAATGAACACTAAAGGGAGTAGCAATGTCTAGAGTTAACTTGGGTTCGTCATGGAAACCTGAACCCCTTCACAAACGTACGGCGCAGAGCAAGAAAGTATCTTCTGTTAAACTATCTTCTATGAACAAAGCAAAGAAGCGAAGCTATAAGCCCTATCGTGGACAAGGATAATGGTAGTTCAAGAATCAACTCGATCCAAACGTAAGACAACCTACAAGAATGCAGAGAATAAGGAGCCTGCACCTCTACTGCCACAGAACGACAAGCAGGCTGAGTATATTGATGCGATCAAGACACACGATCAGATCATTGTGCTCGGTCCTGCTGGCACTGGTAAGACGTACATCGCCGCTACGTATGCAGCCAATCTGTATAACACTAAGCAGATCGACAAGATCATCGTCACTCGACCTAACGTAGCTGCTGGTAAAAGTATCGGATACTTTCCCGGCACACTGGAAGAGAAGATGATGCCTTGGGTCATGCCTGTGCTGGAAGTATTGCACTGGCATTTAGGTAGGGGCGCTGTAGATACTGGCATCAAGAATGGGAACATCGAGATTGCTCCGTTTGAAACCATGCGCGGTAGATCGTTTCGTGATGCTTTCGTCATACTTGATGAGGCACAGAACGTGACACCGCATGAGATTAAAATGTTCTTGACACGTGTCGGTGAAAACTGTAAGGTCATCCTTAACGGCGATGTGTTTCAGTCAGACTTGCAGGAGACTAGCGGCCTATCGAAAGCCATTCACATGGTGAAGAAGTATATGCTGCCTGTCCCTGTCATCGAGTTTGAGATGCAGCACATCGTCCGTTCTGACTTGTGTAAACAATGGATATCTGCTTTCATGCAGGAAGAAAAGGTGAGGGGTTGATGATGGAAGATAAAGCAAGCCGTGCTGAACGGGGTCTTGGAAAGTATGATGCTCCACTTAAGGTTCAGTTTGAGCGCGGGTATCTTGATTTCAAACGTGGTCGTGTCAACAATCCGTTCCATTCGGACACGATGCAGTATCGTGAATGGGAGAGGGGGTTCAATGCCGCTTACTTTGAAAACCTAAAGCGAGTTAAGGAAAATGAAAAGTCTCGAACAGGAAGCACAAGAGTTCTTGCAGGAGAAGTATAAGATGGCTGACTTCAATTCGTATCAACGTAGTGCGGCACGAACTGCTATCTATCCAGAACAGCACAAAGTTCTGTATCCTGCATTGGGTCTAGCTGGTGAAGCTGGTGAGGTAGCCAATAAGGTAAAGAAGATCATCCGTGACGGCACGGATAAGATGCCTAAAGATTGGCGAGAGCAACTGGCTAGTGAGATTGGTGACGTGCTATGGTACTGTGCTGCACTGGCTACCGATCTTAATCTGAGTCTGGGAACTATCGCAGCCCAGAATGAAGCAAAGCTTAGTGGACGATTGCAAGCCGGAACACTAAGCGGTAGCGGAGACAACCGCTAACACACCTTACAATAAACTAACGGGGCCTTTCGGCCCCGCTTTTTTATTTGTAAGCTTTGCTGTATGCTATGCCGATCACTGTCAGTGTCTGCAAATCCTCTGCACTAGTTGGATCAGGCTCACGCTCATACTTATCAACGAACTCTCCTGTTGCAAGCTTGCGGAACTCAGCAGGAAGTCTACGATAAGCAACAATAGCATTCGTGTATGGGTCTTTGGCTCCAACAGGAATGGAGTTAACCTTACTACGTGCATCAGTCACGAGAGACTTAATCAACGGAATGACGTTATTGTTCACGTGCTCTTCTTCTGTGAATGCTTCACGATAGGCTTCTGATCTAGTAGCATACTCTTCACGCAATACCTTCTCACGTTGCATAGCAACTTCAGAAATGATTGGCATGATCTTGGATAGCTGTTCGTTCTGCCAACGCTGAACAGTAGGCACCTCTGATGTGCTGCTTACATCATACTGGTTGAACCCTTTGGCAGTAAGATACTCTCCATATTCTTCATCACGTTCCACAAGACTGATACCTAATGTAGCCCGCCATGCAGGGCCAACACGTTTGGCATCAGGATTAAACACGTTCACTCGTTCTGGAAACTTCTCTTCCATAGCTGGTGTAGTGATGTAGCCACGTGCCTGTGCAGGACGCTTGAGTTCGTTTAGGAATGTAGTGAGGCCATCAAGTGTCGGGTCTTCACGGACATCTTTGAACTCAAGTCCACGAATGCCAGCAGCCCTCTCAGCTTCAATGATCTGACCGAAAGGCACAAGCCAGCTTGACAGATAGTTGCCGAGCGTAGAGCCAGTGATACGGCCTACAGTCTCACCTTTGCTAAGATCAGTGCCATCAGCCAGTGCTGCCACTTCATCAAGGAACGCATTGCCTACACCTACACGGAAGTTTGTACCAGTGAATGTCTCAACGAACTCACGTGCATTGAACCAATCGTCAAACGTGCCGTTCATAAATTGCTTAGTTGCTTCGCCCAGATACATATACTGACGCATGGGGAACTGAGGCGACACATCCATCATCACCCCTTCTGTTGTATCCATCATCTTGTAGTCAGGCGGTGCATCTTCACGTGTGCGATACATGTAGGCTGCGCCAATGGTAGCCATGCCCACAAGATTGCGGCTGATACGCTGCCTGTCCTTAGCAGTCAGCTTACCTCTATGTCCTGCAGACACAGTGCCCATCAGCTTACGTGTAAGCGGAATAGATGCACCACCAGCATACTGCCCCATCAGTTCCATAGCATTGAACATGAAGCGCGGGAAAGGTATGGCAACAGTCAGACCATTACGAACAATGTCCTGAGATAACTTACGAAACACGGGTATCTCAGGCATCTTTGAGTAGGTCACATCTAGTGACCGAGTAACTGCTTCATCAACAATTGCCTCAAAGGAACGTGCCTTAGCAGGCTTGACGTTAGATGCATCATTCAACAGGTCTTTCACCTTACCCTGCTGCAGTGCATCAATCAGATCAATACCATACTCATTGCGAGTAAGACGCTGCAACTCAGCAAAGAATGTTCCTCTACGAATGAGATACTCTTGCCATCTGTTAGGAATGTTCAGAGCATCTACTGTGTCTTCAAGAGGAGTCATAAACTTGTCAAACTTTGAGCCACTGCCACGACCAGTAGCTTGCTGAATTTCATTCAGATTGTTGAACATCCTGTTATACTGATCCATCAGTTCAGGACGCCGCAGAATATATTCACTGTAGCTTTTAGCTACGTCAGGACGGCTGAACATGTAACTAAAATGAGCAAAGCTATCCTTCCAGTTCTGTGGGGACACCATGCTCTTGGCAGCAGCGCCTATACCCTTCTCAGACAGGTTCATTAGGGCAGTATCCATGACATTGCCCAAGCCTTCCATAGGAGCACGTATGATAGCAGACTGTAGGTTACGTGCAGCAGTAGCTATCTGTGAAACAAGTCCACCCCTACGCACGTTCTCGATACGCATGATGCCTTTACGCAAAGCGCCTTCCTCTTTGGCTTTACGTGCGGCAGCATCAGCAAGTTCAACACCTTCCGGCCCTTTGAAATTACGAATACGAGAGAACTGTTGCAGAACCTTACCCGCTTCCGACGCACTGCCGACTACAGCAAGCATGTAGTCATCATAGGATAGACCATACTTACTTAGATCAGTTAGAAGTTCTTGAGTAGGAACCATCTGTTTAGTGACAGTAAGTTCAAGCATACTGTCAATGATTGGTTTGCCCTCTGGGAAAGCATCAGGGAACTTGGCCTTGTAGTCAGAGGCAATGGCTACGATACCATCAAGCTTGTGGGGAATGATGATAGCCTCAGTAAGCAGCCTCTCACCCAATGCAATACGAACATTGTCACCAGATATTGCAGCAAGAGTCTCTTGACCAGCTTGACGAGCAAGATCAGGATTGATACGAAGTGTACCATCAGGTAGTTCGTCAGCAATAGGTTTACCGACACGACGTTCAAAGGAACGGATCATGTCTTGCTGAATGTCTGCATTGGCAGCAGCTACTTCCGCAGCACGTTGACGGGCGGCGCTGGCAGCATCTTTCTCTGCAGTACGGGCAATCTCTACGTTGTTACGATAGGCCCTGCTCAGAGCGCGTGAGGAGCCTGCTGCACGGCCACCTGCACGTGCTACATCTACGATACCTTTAGTGGCAACTGCCGTCCCAGCGATGGCCCCAATGGCTCCTACGCCCATCACGCCAGTGAGAATAGCAGCATCCTTATAGTTACCCTCTTTGTATAGCTCAACAGCTTCCCTATATGCAGGGGGAATATCTTGTGCAAAGAGTGCTGTTCCAGTGACAGGCGCAATATCAAGTATCGTTACAACATCAATGATGTTTGAAAGCGGACTATTCTGTTCAAGCATATACTCCACAATACCGCGACGTGTAGGGTTAGGGTCTTCAAGAAGCATCTGCACCTGATCTGCGTAGCCATCAAGTTCTTCTTGAATTGTCTCAGGCGCTGCTAGAGTAGGCTGTGTGTAAGGTTGCAGTGCCCTACCGGGAATGGTAGCAAGATTGACTCCTGTCTCTTCCAAAGCCTGCGGCATACCTGTATGTGTTTCATATTTTTGTCGTTCATCATTTGCACGATTGGCAAAATCAGTAGTGTATTGATTACGAATACGCGGATCGTATCCCCATTCTTCCGGCAGTGTTTGATCTAGAGTATTGAACCTATCTTCAAACTCTTGAATGTTGGCAGGATCAGTTACAGGTTCATCTTCTGTCAGCACTACGCCTGTATCAACAGGAGCAGGCGGTGCATTGAGCGATTCGTTAATGCGATCATTGCTAATATTTTCTGGAACAAATGTAGCACTAGCTGGCGGTTGATCTGTAGGCGGCGCAGGTACACCACCATTCAGCATAATCCTACGCTCTTCAGGACTAAGAGTTTTCTTATTTGTAACAGGCTTAGGCCCCATAGGCTTAGGTTCAGTTGACGTAATAGATGGGCCTTGCCTCAACGGGGGCAGACCATTAAGCATACGCCGCCTATTCTCTTCCTGCAGTTCGTTAATATCCATGTGTCACGTGTTGTTTCTATTAGAAGAAGCCATTAGCACTAAGGTTGTCTACTACCCAAGGATCATTTGCAAGATTAGGAATACCCGTAATTACAACAAAGCGAACAGTCGGAGCACGACCAGATTGCGGATCACCATCATCCTGATACATAACTACATCACCAATTTTGTATTCACCATTTTGCATCTTTTGTGTGATCTCGTCAATGCCGGGAAGTGTTTGTGTAGTGGGATTAATTTCTCGCTTAAGGCGACTACTTGTTCCTTCCGCAACAGTACTGCGACCATAATCAATCAACCTACGAGTTGCCTGTAGCCGCATGGAGTCAATTGCCTGTTGCATAGCACGATCTTCAAAATAGTTGTTTGTGCTTTGCAGTGTTTCCGCAGCACGAAGTTCAGCCACAGAAGCAATATGATACTGTCCTTCTGTAAGAGTTTCAAGTTCACCTGTGATGTCGTTTACCTTAAGGCCCTCACTCTTGTATGCATTCCTAAGAGCACTTGATACAGTATCATTAAGTGTGCCCATGTTGTACGCACTAGTAGGGCCTGAAGGTTCTTGACCAGCCCGAGCCTCTACTGCTCGCAATTCCTCATAGTTAGCAAGCAGCCTTTCCCTTTCGGCCTTAAGATTTGCAATCTTATCTGGATTAGTTTCTTTAGCTAGTTTTTCATCTATCTTAAGAAGAGCAGCAGTATATGTAGAGCCATAATCTGTAGGCTCACCATATACTTTACTAAATGCTTCTGGGTTAATCATTCCCAAATAACGTGCAGCAGGACCAGTATCAATTGTTGTTGTAGTGCCAGCACCAGCTTCACCCAATACAGATGCAGTTGGGCTAATTCCAGCGCGTGGTGCCACAAGTGAAGATGCAAACTCTTGAACTTCAGGGTCATTTATTTCTTTTGTGCCACCAGAAATCCTAAGACCATCCATAGGGTTTTGTCCCACTTTAATAGAATCTTGTGCATAGTTAAGCCAAAACTCAGCAGCCATTTCGCCACCACTTACAATTTCTGCAGCAGCGTCAGGAGTGTAGAACATGGACAGTGCGCCCATCAGTTTTTCAGTAGTCTCTTGTTTAGCACGACGAGACGCAGCAGCAGCAGCCCGCTCACGCATGGCTTCTGTCTGAGCGATCTTCTCCATTTCAGCAACGCGCTCTTCTTCGCGCTCAATGTCACTGACAAGCTGCTGAGACAGACCGCCAATAAATGCACCAAAGTTAAAGCCCATTGTTATCTCCTTGCCATCAGACCAGTTGCAGGTGCAGACATTTCTTCTTCTCTAGCCACAGGTTCTTCAATCTTAGGTGCAGCTTTGCCAGCTTTCTGCTTATCCAGAAGACGCTTCTTTGCAAGGGCAATGCTAGTCTCAGTGAGCGGGGAGTCATCGGTATTAAGTTCTGTGCCCATGACATACTCAATACCATCACTGTCGGCAATGAACGCAAGCAGTTCGATCAGCACAGGCAGAAGAAGAATGCCAACATCAATCGTATGCTTACCCTGCATGACACCACCAGACTGCAGTGCATTAGCAATGACAGTAAGCGGAATGCCCATCTCCATGACGTTCAAGAAGTCATCACGGAACTGGGGGTCAACAATACGTTGCACATAAAACTTCATAGCTTCCTCAACAGTAGCATACTGTGGAGGCTTTTCCCAAGGTCTGTTTCCCGGTTCAGTTGTCAGTGACATGCCGGGAATAGGGCCATCATGGATGGGTTCTTTAAGCTTTGCCATTCTTGAACTTCTTTCGTTCGTTACGGATTTGCATTACCATATCAGCAACAATATCAATAGGCGTCATTGGAGTTTCTTTTGGTTTACCTGTCTGTTCACGTGACAGCAACCCAAATGTCTTCTGAGGTTTAGATTTGTTTTTAGGAAGGGGAAGATTCCTATATGCAGCACGACCCATGTTATACATCATACTACTCCTTAAGAAAGAACGTTGCCAATAACGTTACTTGTAAAAACTTTTGCTACAAGCGCGCCAAATGAAGCAGACGACTGTGCATCTTGTTTCATCTCTGCAATAGCTTTCTCTGTGTCTGCATTAAGAACTGCGATTGCAAGATTAGATGCACGTTCACGTTCATTCTCAGCGCTAGTCCATGCCCATTCCATGTTGTCCCTTTGATACTGCCACAGATTGTCTTGGGCAGTCTTAGAGATATTCATTAGGTTATTGGCATTGATCTCATTGGCGCGATTGACAGCTTCTGTTTCTGCAGTAGCAAGTTCACGACGCCATTGTACATTAGATTGCTCAATAATCAACTGGTTTTGTGCATTGAATTGCTCACGTTGATTGTTCAGTTCAGCATTGAAACGCTCAACAGTATTCTTTTGTGCGGCATTGAATTGGTCTTGAGCATTCTTCTGCGAAGCATTGAACTGGCTAATCTGAGATGCAAGATTAACGTTGAACTGATCGACTTGCATTTTAGAACTTGCATTGAATTGTTTTGCAGCATTCTCAGCAGCAGCATCAGTAAGCATTGCTTGAATACGGGCTTGAGATTTAAACAAAGCTGTTTGTTGTTCGTTGCTAAGGTTTTGCATATCCATCTGCAGAAATGCATTAGCATTTTGAACAGCAGTCTGTTGACGATTATTAAGATTGGTCAGTTCAACTTGCGTCATTGCCGCCATATCAGCAAGAAGCTTAGCGTTACGCGCATTAAGATTAGCAATGTCTACTGTCTGAGCATTACGTGAGTTCTCAAGAGCAATCTGAATATCTGCATTAAAGTTCATGTTGGCTACATCAGCAATGCGAGCAGCATTCTGAACACGTGCTTGGAACTCTTGTGTAAACTCCATGCCCATGAAGGCAGCACGTTGTTCCGCAGTGAACATTGCAACTTGCTGACGATTGCTAAGGTTCTGTGCC